ATACTTCTCAAGATTCTCTTCAATGAACTTACCCTCACGATATGTCAGAGTGAGCTTCTTCTTTTCCTGAGGTCTGATAGTGGTTACTAACAACTCTGAAGCTAAGGCTGTGTAAGCGGTTGTACCAATACCATTTTCACCAGCAGTCTCACCACCTGCTCGTGTCATGTTTGATCCAGCATTACTTGTTTCATGAATAATCCTAAGGAGTTTTGTAGGGATACCACGACCATTATCTCTGGATATGATATATTTGTCGGTAATCTCAATATCGATTTGATTACCTGGTGATTCTTCTTTTAAACATTCATCTCTGTTGTTATCAATGATTTCCTTACAGAGATGCAATACTCCAGCTTCATTTAAGAAGCCGATTGTCATACTTGGACGAAGACGAATAGCATCAAGGTCATTCTTCTTGATGGTCATCTTGTCATCTTTGTATTCTTTCATTAATTTAGACATATATATCCCCCTTGAAAAATATTTTTCTGTGTATATTCTTAGTTATACACAATATAATGATATAAATACAATTTACAAGAAAATAAGTTCGTGATAAATAACCATGGACTCATCACGTTGCCTCGTGATCTATCCTAAGTATGGCTGACGATTCATCATCCAATCGTCGTCCATGTGTAAACTCCTTTTAAGACGATTAAGTTATTGCGGGTAATTCCCGCAATAACAAAATCGTAATTTTTTTATGAAAGGACTGATAAGATGATTATTGAAGAATTATTTGACATTGATAAGTACATCAAAGTCAATAATAGTAAGGAAGTAACATCTCAAGCTATTTATAAAACAGCAGAGATATTTAATCCTGAAGGATTATTCTCAGAAGAAATCTTTGGTCAAACTGAAGATGAGCGTAATTATACTTGTGCATATATTCAATTACCAATTTACATATTCAATCCATCTGTTGCTAAAACTATCATTCAGAGATCTGGTGGTATTATTAAGAAAATGGCATATGGTGAGGCGAAATGTAAGTTAGTTAATGGCAAACTGGTTGAAGATGCTGAAGGTGATTTATGCGGACTCATGGATCTTTATAACAACTGGGAGAAGATCAATATCAGAGAAACATTAACATCGAAGAATGAAGTATCAATAAACATTCTAACCAAATGCCCAAAGAGATTGTTATTCACAAACAAAGTCTTTGTTGTTCCACCTGGTATGAGACCAATCGGTGTCAGAAATGGTAGGACAACAAAAAATGAAATGAATTCAATCTACTTAAGTATTCTCGGTTTGAAGAAAGTTGCATCACATACTACATCGAATGAAATCCATTCGGTGTATGCCAGATTCCAGGATGCTTATATAAGTATCTACGTATACATCGCAAACTTCTTAAAGAGTAAGACAGGATTTCTTCAGAAGAAACTTTTATCAAAAGATACAATGTGGATTGCACGTAACGTTATATCTGCTCCAAGATATAATGAAGAACAATCTCCAATCGGAATATTCAGAACTGGATATCCGATGATTGCGCTTTGTAGTATGTTTAAACCATTATTGATTAAACAGATGAAAGAGTTCTTTACTATTTCAAATCTGTATACGTTCCATCCGAAACGTAATGAGATTGATGCAAATATGTTAGAGAATCTTTACGATAACAAAGCAATCGATGATCTTATTAATATATTTATTAAGAATCCAGGTGCACGTTTCCGTAAAATGTATCTTGATGATGAACAACTCAAACCAATTCTTTTCGAAGGTTTTGATGTTACAAACAATCAGCGAATCTCAAGAGAACTTACGTTGACAGACGTAATCTATTTATGTCTGGATCAATGTGTAGTAAAGGCAGACAGACATGCATACTTAGTACGTTACCCAATCGGTGACTACTTAGGTGCGTTCTTTACAAAGATACATATACTTTCTACAATCAAAACAGCTGAGGTTCAATTCAACGGAGAGACATACAAATATTATCCAGTGATCGATCCTGAGTTATCACATTCGAAAGTATCTACATCATTCTGTGAAACAATCACTCCAAGTAATTCACGACTTAATGCAATTGGTGGTGACTACGATGGAGACACAGTTAAGTCCACAGGTATATTCTCAGATGAAGCAAATGAACAAGCTGAGAAGTTAATGTACTCTAAGATTTACTGTATCAAACCAGATTGTTCTTCAGTTTTCTGTATCGAAAAGGAATGCTTAAACGGTCTGTATGCATTAACAAAAACAGGTTAATACTATTATAATAGTATAAATAATGATTAAGGAGATGGGGATTATGTCAAAAGTAGAAATCTCAGAATATTGTAAAGGTTGTGCGTTTCTGTGTAAGACAGATAAAGAGTATTGTCCAAACAGACTTACTCCATATGAAGCACAGAAGCGTGCAGAAAAATTAGAGGTAGAAAGATTCAAGAACCTTTACAAAGACATTACAAAAAACAAATAATCAATTTATAGGGAGGAATTAAAATGTCACTATTTGATTCAATGAATGCCTTATCGCAATTAAATCCAGAACAAGGTTTTCAGAGTATGTCTGAATATACTCCAACATACACTGAACCTGCTATGAAGTTAGCACCTACAGGATGGGAAGAAGAATTCCAGAATCTCAGACTGTATCCTACATTATACAATCTGGATGGATATACACAGCCACTTCCATACGTTAACTGGGGAAACGGTTTCCCAATCGGTGAAATGGCTGAGGATATGAGAAATGCTCTCGAACCTCAGAAATTAGATATTAACAAAATCTTTACTTCAGAAATTCAGGCTTTACGTAAGGTCGGTTCAGACCAATACAGAATCATCAAAATGTTTGAAAAGAAATTTACTGAGATGATCACAGAAAAGGGTAAGTTCGGAATTACTGAAGAAGATGTTGAAGCATTTAATGCATTAATATCTGCACGTGCTCAGTTAACTGCAAATACTAAGGAACAGGTTGCAATCAAGAAGAGTATTGCAGAATTAAAGATCAAACAGAATCAGGCCATGAAACAGCCTGGAGGTATGGGTGGACCAGGAGGAGCATCACCGATGGATACTTCATCAGATTCAATCGGTAGAAGTATTCTTGATAATATTTTCTCCGTTGATTCAAACAATGCTCCAGTTCAATCAGCTCCAACTGATTTTGCTTCGCTTAATCCAACTGATGCAGCATCTATTCTTGATTCATTAATTCCATCTTCAGATGTATCAGAACATATACAGTTTGAAGCATCTCAACCAAAAACATTCGTAGTTGTTGGTAGAGATGGTTCTGATCCGGAATTTCAAACATTCACAGGTGATGGTACTATCATACCTGACTATCCAAATCCAACATCTAAGATTACCGATATCGATAAAGATACTGGTAAAGCTACGGATGAATTATTGGTTCAATATGACTTAAAGTTCAGGGATTGATACAGATATTAAACTTCATGGTAATTGCGAGTATAAGGTTATGAAACGCGATTCTTCATACAATTATATTTCAGCTAATTAATAAAATTTTATGAAAAGGAGAATTATTATGATTGATAGTCGCTTTGCTATGAAATACCCTTTCCCACACAGTGTAGTTCATATCATTGATAATTCAATGTATACTGGCCAATTACCAACAGTAGTTGCTGACGATCCATCTCTGTACTCAACAATCGTTGTTACAGGTTCACCACTCGGTGAAGATAACAGAGTTATCAAAGTAACACGTTCAGATGTTGCAGCTACAGCTTTCGGTCTCGGTAACCTTACAACTGACGATATCAAGAAATATGGACAGCAAATCGAATACCCATTATCATTAATTGATCAGGGTGCTCCAGTACAGCTTCTTAGAGTAACACCGGAAGGTTCAACATATGCCGTAGCTATTCTTCTCGTACAGTGGAGAGCTGACGCAGTAACTAAGAAGTTCCATGTAAGATTCAAGGAAGGCACAGTTCCTCCGGATCTTGTACTTGAGAGATTCAAGAATAAAGAAAGACTTCACAATCAGCTTGTTAAGAGCTTAACAGCAAATGACGTTACAGATGAATCTGGTACATGGAAGCAGACAGTTCTTTGTACATTCATCGGCGCTGGTCGTGGTGCTATCTATAACAACTTCAATGTTGCTATCAACTTTGTTCCACAGGGTAAGAAGCCTGCAAATACAAAGTATCAGTTCGTAACAATTGATACACGTGTATCAAAGACAATCGAAATGTTTACAGCTTCACTCGTAAACATCAACAACCAACTCAGAACAGACTACACAGAAACAGTCAACAACACAGTTGCTGCTCGTGTTGATGGTTCATCAATCGTTGTTCCAAGAATCAACGAAGAAGTTGTTAAGCAGATCTACAAAGAATACATGGCATTCTATAAGGATCAGATGTCACAGATGGAAATCGTTGACACATTTACATCAAATTGCTATGCAAGTCTTAATGTAAATATCTTCGACCTCATCTTCGGTAACTATATCTACGGCGGTGACGCAGTATCTGATACAAAGCTTCCTTTCTATCAGGTAGATATGTTCGACACAAATGTTCCATACCTTAAGGAAGAATTCAGAGTTCCAACTTATGTTGCAGATCCTGATGACTACGACAAGAAGGACCCTAAGATTATCTATGATAAGCTTCTTCCTATCACTAAGGGTGTGAACAGCACAGATCCAAACGAATTACACATCGGCGATCTTTATCTTACAACAATCGGATCCAACAATACTAAGCCAATGATTTCTATCATTGCTGCTATCAACCAGTATTCAGGATCAATCACACCGATCACAATTCCTAAGATCTTCCCACTTATGAATGGTGCTATCATCACTGATGATACAGATCCAGCATTCAAGCCTGCATCACAGATCGTTACAATCTACAACGACGGTAACGAGGCTACAGGTCTTGCATCACCAACGATCAACCAGCTCGTTAAGGAAGGTAAGGTAGTTGAAGGCAGCATCATTGCTCGTGTATCTGGTACTACATTCAAGCTCTATGCAGTTCAGACTGTAACAACTGGAAACTCACCATCTTACACACTTTCATCTGCTTACACACTTAACCAGATTCGTCAGGCTCTCTCATGGGCTTCACACTCTTCAGGCGAAACAGGTACTGGTAACGTTATCGGCAGAAAGCCAGAACAGTCTGCATTCACAAGAGTTGGTGCAACTGTTATCGATGATACAACTGGTGATATCTACGTTAACAACTACGATTACGAATACGATGAATCAGCTGCATTCAACGTAGGCAGAATCAAGATCACAACTACAAAGGCTGTATTCGGCAAGGTTCCAACAGAAATCGCTCAGTCTACAGATATCGTTGGTGCATACTACGATGTACTCGTATTCCAGGGTGAAGAATATACTGTAACAGAATCTCAGCCAGCTGACTGGGCAACTGACTTCAGCAGATATTACGTTGTAGCTGTTCCTGACTACATCCACGTTGCTGCTGTAGCACCTACATGGCAGGAAGACACATACTATACTAAGAGTGGTTCATCATATACACTCCAGAGTGTAGCTCCTGATGATTGGTCAACAGCATTTGCTTCATACTTTACTAAGGATGCAAGCGATGCATATGTACCAGTTGAAGGCGTTGCTCCAACATGGCAGGCTTCAACATACTATGAAAAGACTTCTGAAACAGGTACAGCTCCAAGCTTTATCTACAGATATCTCGTATCTGGTGTTCAGGGCTCAATCTACAGAGTAACATATGATCCGGTTAACGTACCGGCTAACTACTACTCAACAGAATACGGCATCAACATGACATCTGAACTCGGTGGAATCTCTCTTAAGGAAGGTTCTACAGGATTCTTCGATGACTACAACATGAATTCAATCGAATTCAAGTGGAAGTATTCAGCTCTCCTTGTTAAGGCATACAGAGGTGAAATCGATCCAAGAATCCTCTCACCAAACCGTGTTCCTGCTAAGTTCCTCTTCGATGGAGCTTCAAACACAATTGTTGGTCAGACAATCAAGTCATATGTCAACTATGATCCGATCGACATCATCAACGCTTCATCTATCTTCACAGAAGATGAAAAGGAAGAAGTATTATACGATAAGTCACTTATCGCAAATATCACTTCATCAGATGATATCGACGTTAAGCAGGCTATGTACGACTTCACAGTTGAACGTTGCTTCCAGAGAATACCAGAAGACAAGAGACCTGAAGGACCTGGTTATGGTCTCCAGCTCAACCTCGACGCAGGTATTACAGATGCAAACACAGCTATGCTCATGAATACTTCTTTCGAGAAGAGATTCGATAATCCTAACGCAACTTGGGATATCGGTGGTTGGACAGACTCATCAAACGGTCTCACATATACATATGTAAAGAGAATCGTTGATCATCTCTTCAATCATATCAAGGCTACAAGCATCAATAAGCCATTCAAGGGTGGCTTCACAAGTATCACTCCTTCCGAGTACATCTCATACTTCCCGGATATCGATACAACAGACTGGGATCTCAGAGAACTCATGTACAATTCAGGCGGTAACGTTTGGGTTGTTGACGTAAATGGAAACATTGAACGTCGTTCACAGAGAAACCTCTACAGAGCTGCAGACTCTTCAGATCTTATCCAGGAAAGCAATATGAGAACACTTTCTCAGCTTTGCTACCTTGTACAGAACAGAATCGACAAGTCATTACTTGAATACGATGATGACGGCGTTCTGAAGACTCTTCAGGATGAAATCAACATCCAGTTCTCAACTTGGGTTGGTGAAGTTATCAAAGCATTCAGCGTAGAATTCAAGCGTGACAAGAACGTTGACGGCGGTGATATCTTAATATGTGAAATCAACGTCACATTCAGAGGTCTCATCCTTCGTGTTCCGATCATTGTTAACGTATTACCAAGAACTGAATAAGAAAGAAAGGAGAGATAAGTTATGCCTATTACACTTCAATCCGGTATCCGTGAATATAACGGTGATCTTTCAGCATTCACAGGTATGCGTGGCGGTCTTACAGCCGACATCCATACTCTGAGATCACTTAACCCAGAAACCACTAACCGTGTAATCTGCTGCATGTACAGAGGTCCATACTTCATGATGAACTACCTCCAGCAAAATGGAACCATGTATGATACACGTGGCCTCTTCATGACATATAAGCATATGCTTGAATACTACAACACAGGTATTCAGGTAAACTTCGGTGGTCGTGATCTCGCATACACACCACTTAAGGGCGGCTTCGCTGGTCGTCAGCTTAACATCCCAACACAGCAGAATGCTCAGACAAACCAGACTATCACATTCACAGTTCCTGAACTTGTTGGCCGTCCAATGGCTAACTTCACTAACATGTGGGTTGATGGTATTGCAGACGGTATTACCGGTCTTACAACATATCATGGCCTCGTAGCTGGTTCCGAACAGGATAAGGTTCTTAAGAGAATCTTCGTTGAAGATAACAATAACACTACAGCTGTAGCTCTTGAACCTTCACCTGCTTGGGAAGTTGCTGAATTCCTCATCATCGCACTTGATCGTTCAGGTGCAAGAGTTGAAGCAGCTTGTGCAGCTATCGGCTGTTATCCACAGGGTAAGGTTGGTCAGGAAATCTACACATTCTCTAACAATGGATCTTCACAGATTCAGAACCTTACTCTCACATTCAATTGTCAGCTCGTTGAATCAGCTTACATTAACGACCTTGCAACAAGATACGTTAAGGACTTCGCTGTATTCGGCAACAGCTACAACTACAATCCAGGTGCTGGTGATGCATTCTTCAAGAATGCTGCTAGCTCAACAAGTGTTGATGGTGATGGATTCATCAAGCCTAACAAGGATGCAGTTCAGTCACAGGTTGGCAATATGCCAGTCTTCAAGGCTAATCCTCAGGCTGTTGAACGTAAGAGAATGGGTGAACATCCTCTCGAAGTTGGTGATCACTTCAAGTATTACACATCTAACGATGGTGGTACAAATTTCACATCTAATTCATTCACATCAGCATATGGTACATCTAATGAACAGGATAACCGTACCGGTTCAACATCCGCTAACGGTGCATTCGCAACATCTGTATCATCAACCTGATATCAATCATCCTTATACAAATACAAAAAATAAACGCGTTGACATCCTCCCGCAAGGGAGGATGTCTCTGTGTTTATTATATCTTAATGAAGATTTCAATAATGTCAAATCGTTCATACATAAATTTTATACAAACATAATTGACATTATTAAGTGAGAAATAACCGATACCGATTTGCTGGAGCTTCTTATCAGCTTTCGTTATTAATTGCTTACTGATTACAATACCATCTCCAACATCAGTTGGTTCTTTAGCCTTACCAACTATCTCACGTTCAAAGTATCTGAACTCACTTTGATATGCTGCTTGTGTGAGTTCATCATTGCAAATAGTATCTGTTTCACTCAGATCATAGTTTTCAGCTTCAAGTTCTTTAAGAATCTCATCATCCTTAAAGATGAATTTGAACTTAAAGTTCTTTGGCTTATGGTCATTCACGATTTCCGATATACTCTTTTTCTCCTTAGCCATTGATATTTCCTTTCTACATTAATGAATTAAATCCAGCCACATAAGATTCTATCGTTATCGGTAAAATCCTATCATACGTCTCTAAACTTTTGTAGACAGATGATTGAATTTCTTGTTTAATTACATCAAACGATATATCAGAACAATTTGTCTCATCAGCATTGTCAGGATCATTTATTAATTGATAATCCATAATCTCTGCAAAATTAAGTTTATCGATTGATGCATTTATATATGAGAATATCGGGAATTCATCAATAATCAAAGGACCAAACCATGATGTTTCACCTAATACTTCTGTGGTATTTATAATTATATTATCTAAGATATCAAATGTAGTGAATATAGTGAATTTCTCTTCTGACTTGTTTGAACGTAATACAACCGGAAACAACGATGTGTCGTTAATATCCTTTTCTATTTTAGTATTATATGGAATCTCACGTATGAATTCCTGAGGAACTTTGAATCCATGTTGATGCACAAACATCGTTACTAAATCTCTATTAAATGAATATACGTTAATCGTCTTCCTTCCTTCTGATGCAGAGAATGCAAATGTAAATATCATCTTATCGTAATAAACAATCTCTTCATCATACATTTTTTACGTCCTCCTTCCTCCGAATGTTTTGATGAATGAGTATACATATGAATCGATTGTGATTGGTTGTGGTTCTTCATTTATCAAAGCCATTTTAGATGCAGTCAATAATGATTCAGTTGGATAATTCATGAAGTCTTCATATGAATCATATCCTTGATCTGATGGTTGTTTGGAATATCCGTCTGTATTCATTCCATCAAATACTTTGATATATTTCAGAATATAATCGATATCCATTTCATCCATTCCTTCATAGTCTTCTATGTAGTTCTGTACGAATATGTACCTCATTCTATATATTAGATCATTTATACAACGAACAATCGGGAAATGTTCCCAATACAATATCATCATCGGGAATATTGAATCAGATATTAAATCATCTGTAGTCTGTTCTAAGATTAATTCAAATATTTCTTCAGTTGTGAATATAGTTATCACATCTTCATTCATATTCGATTTGAATATATACGGTTTTAATTCATATGTCGGAGCTTTATCATCTTCCTGATATTTCTCCTTAATCTGATACTTACTTGGTTCTGGGAATCCATGCTGTTTCAAGAATAACTCAACAATTGACTTATCTCTGGAACACACATTCGTTAACATAAAATCATCACGGTAGATATCAAAATAATACCATACTCCTACCTCTGTCATTTTACCAACTCCTTAATTCTTTAATTACCACGTTTGCTAAGAATGAGAATAACTGAAGATTGTCTATCTTATATTTACCTAACTTTCCCCATGGCAAATAAAAGAAATCAGGTAACTTATCCTGAAGATATTTACTATTCATTTCAGCTATATACTCAACGACTGTCTCATCATAATTTTCTATTTTCTCAAATATCTTATTCAGATACATATTAATTCCCAAAGCATGTTGAGATATTAAGTCTTTATTCACTTGCTTAAAGTCAATAGATTCACCAGTATAGAACATCTCAATGTGCTTATCATATTTCATATATGCACAATATTGATTCTTCATTTTGAATTCTATATTATTAACCTTATTTTCTATCTCATGTTTCATCACAAAGAATAAAGCATCTGAGTGTAAGGATATTATATCTGAATCTTTTATTTGATTTACTTCGATGAATCTATCACGAGTTTCCAATAATCCAGATATCATTTTATCCGAAAACTCTTTGTCTTTCTGCATCATTCCCATTTCACGTGTACGTCGATCTTTCGGTAACAGTTTTAACCATTCTATCTTCTCTTTTGGTAAAAGCTTATATCTTTCACATACACTGACAGATGCAGCAACCATATCATATTCCACTATATTAGTATGAAATAAGAAATCTATTTCATCATTAAAAACCATCAACTTACTTTTATCCATTTTTTATCCTCCTTGGATATACAGTCTTATACAATGTATATCGTATAAATTATATACATATGTGGGATAAAAATAAATAATCTACTTAAAGGAGAGAATTTCTATGTCAGAACAGTTTCGCGATCCATTAGAAGAATTGCTTAATAAGCATAAAGACGCTGCCGAAGGCAAGCCATTAATTGATGATGATGATGAGGTTGTTGATTTCAATCCAGCACCATCTCAGTTTATACCAGAAGAAACACCATCAACTGAAGAATCAGAAGAAGATATCTATGGTGATAACGATCTTGAAAACGAGATCAAAGCAGAAGAAGAGCAAGAAGCTCAGGAAAAAGCTGAGGCTATTCAGCAAGCCAAAGAAGAACGTGAGGCTTTCCTCGCATCTAAACAGGCTGTTCCTGCATCATCAATCGATATGAATTTTATCGATCAGGCAACAGAATTCCAATCATCTAAGATACTTGAAGTAAACCAGATGGTTCAGATCGTACTTGACAAACACAACATTCATGAAGGTTATTTCCCGGCTGATAAGAAGATGCATATCATGGGAGATCTCATGACAGAATTCCATTATTGTGAAGGACTCAATCCAACAGAGAAATTCGAAAGAATTGTTATCGAAAACTGGATTACTCCAACTCAGATGATGGAAAATCAGATAGCAACTTCTGTTGAAGAACCAGAAGAAGAGACAACTGAAGAAGCAGCTCCTGCAGAAGAAGTACGTAATGCTCCAGTTGTAAATATCACTAATCATGGTGATGCACCTGTAACAGTAAATGTTGATGAATCACTCATACCAAATATTTCTGAAACACGTAAAGTTGAAATCAACATTGTATCTCTTCAGGAAAAAGAAGGCACACTCCAGACTGTAATTGATGATGCTAACGTTGATGACTTCCTCATTCAGCCTAAGGAATGTGCAGTTAACTCAGTTCCGATCACACTCGTTCACTCAGGATATAGAGTCGTAATGAGACCGATGAACTGGTTCGACTATTTGAAGATGGCATCTCCACATACATCAAACTTTACAGATGCTCTTGTGGAAAGATGGACAAACATCTATAATCATATCTTATCTACATCTATCGGCAACTTTGAATCATTTGATGATTTCATCAATAAGACAAAGTTCGAAGATCAGGAACTCTTTGAATGGGGACTTTTTGTAGCTACATCTGGAGATACAGAAATGATCTCATACAATTGTAATCATCAGATCGGTACAGAAACAGTTCAAGAAAAGGATGAAAACGGTCTTCCTGTTCTTGATGAAAACGGTAAGCCAAAGATGGTTACAGTTCCTAAGCTTTGTAATTACAATGTTAAGTATGAATATGAACCAGTTTCAACAATTCATGTTGATAAAGAATACTTACCTAAATACTATGAAGAAGTACATAATGCAGTAAACGGAGAAGATGCTCTTAAGATACATTCAAGAATCTGCTCAATGAGACAGCAGCTTACTCTGCCTGATTCAGGATATATCTTTGAAATCTCACATCCATCTGCATACGATTACATCACAAACAAACTCGTGATCCTTCAGGATCTCTGCAAAGAATTCGATGTACCATTTAACGAAAACTTCGAAAGAAATATGTCCAGAAATCCAGTTGGTGCACTGTACATTCTCTGTGCACTTTCAACAAACTGCATCTTGATCAAGCGTAACGGTAATACAGCACGCTTCACAAAGTGGGCTGATATCAGAAAGATTCTTGACACATTATCAAATGACGATATTCAGATCATCATGCAGGTATTCGAAAAGAGAATGACTAAGGCTGCCAAGTTTGAATTCCATAACATTAAGTGTCCATCATGTGGAGACGTTGTTAAGGTATTACCGGTTGGAAACCTCTTTGAATTAATGGGTTTCAACTTGTCTCGTCGCCTTCAGAGTACAGAGATCAACTTGATCGACATTGCTTCGAACTAATATCAACCTCCGAGGTATTGTCTAAAGTAATTCCAATGGAAGTGCTTAAAGACATGCCTCGGCCTATGGTATTAAGGCTACGAGAGATTAGAGCAAAACAACTTGAAGCAAGAAATAAGGAAGCGATGGAGAATCATAATGTACAGCAACAACAAAGTGGAGGCCCACCACAACAATTACCACCAATGGATATTTCTGAAGAGGCAATAGAAGAGTTCATGGAAGATGCTGCTTTTTAAGGAAGTGATTCTATGAATAATCAACAATATCGTTTGAATGATTTCATCGTACAAGTTATAGAAAGAAATGGTATCGAATATACTATAAATAATTATTTGGCTTTGCGTGATCAGTATTATGCACAGAAGCCACAAATAACACAAACATCAGGGGGAAAAGATAATGCTTAAAATACCTTCGGCACGTTTGCCTGAGTTTAAGAAGATCTATGATAATCATATCATGGATACAGCTGCATGTTACATTTTCATGCATCATATTAAGCTCATAACAAAACGTCCTAAACTCATCTCAAGAGATGACTTCTTTGAATACTTCAATATGTTCTCAGATATCGAACTTAAGACAGCTCCTATGGATACTTTCGTTGAAGTTCCATATGATGAAAACAAAGAAATGTCTGAAGAGGAAGCTCAGAAAGAACTTGATGATATGATGAATGGTAACATGCACATTGTAGAAATCAATCGTGTTTGTCCAGAATTCGTTAAGATTCAAGGTCGTATCACAGAAGATGAAATTCGTAAGAACTTCCCAGAAGATCACAGAATCATCGGCTTACTCAATAATGAAGAGAACGATAAAGAACAGGTAATCGACCAGTTCACAGTTGACTGCTTCATTCATTGGAGTATCGAAGAATATCTTAAGAATATTTCTAAGATCCGCGTTGCGATGATATCAAATGCTACTCCATTAATCGAGTACATGGTTGATAATATCACATTAAAAGATCTTAAGGATTATTTGTCAACATCTAAGAGAATCAACGAAGAGAAGTATGCTGATAAGAAGGAAGACTTATTCTTCGAACCAGATCTCAATTACTGTGATAAGTTCTATAAAGAACATAGCGCAGAGTCCATCAAGCATTTCGATGTAATCAATCTTATGAAGCGATTAGTATCAAATGAAGTTCTCAAGACGGACATATATATCATTATAGCGATATACATGATCCTGACGTACTGTAAAGTTCCTATATCTGATACAAGTAAAGGAATGGATGAAAAGTGTGTCAATTACGTTAGGGATGTAATATCACAACTATAATTTCAATTGGAGGATAGAGAGATGTTGGAAGAAAAGAAACCTGAGGAAAAGAAGAAAAAGTTCCGTAGATCTAAGAACTATTCTACGAACATTTATTCACGTGCAGCAGAAGTAGATCCTCTTGCAACTGTCGGTGCTTCAGCCATGGGATTCCCAGATAAGATATCTCCTGTACGAGGAGTTATGGAAACTCGTCATGCAGCTCAGAGAGTTGTTCTTGAGAATCCGGAATTTGCAAGAGTATTTACCGGAGCTGAAAATCCATTCGGTCACAGATCATCTTATGATCGTAAAGCCGATGATGATTACGAAGTCATGAAAATCTTCAAGAAGTTCAAAGACTTCGATAACTCTGAAATTGTGTATGTACTCAGAAATATTCACACAGGAAGATATACTTGTGAGATATATGAGTGGGCACATCACAATGTAGAGAAGTATGGTTTCAGAATGGTGAATCATCTGCAGAATAAACATGAAGGTGATTTCATCGCTAAAGGGGAAACACTTCAGCAGTCCACAAGTTATCAGGATGACAACTACTGTGGAGGTATAAATGCAAGAATACTCTATACAGTTTTACCAGAATTAACTGAAGACAGTTTAGTTATATCAACCGATCTTGCAAAGAGATTAGAATATAACATGGTAGACATGGTTAAAGTAAACCTCAATAAGAATTCATTCCTGTTGAATACTTATGGAGATGATTCGTTATATAAATCTTTCCCGAATATCGGTGAAGAGATTAAAGATGACGTATTACTTTCAATACGTGAGAATTCTATAGTTTCTTCTAAGAAAGAAGCTAAGATATCTCATATCAATGACCAGGATAAAATCTCACATGGTATCGTAATAGATATTGACATATACTCAAACGTAGAAGTTGAGAATGATCAGTTCAACTATTATAAGAAATGCTGTGAAGATTATTATCAGTCAATCTATGCATATATCTCAACTATTGTTGAAGATCCGGCTCAGGATGATAACGGAATCATCGATCTGTATCATCGTGCAGAAAAGTATCTGTCAGAAGCTGTATGGGTAACTAAGGAGAATGTATTAGATACCGAAATCAGATTCAAGATCTTACAGCCGATGAAGATAGCAGAAGGCCAGAAGGTTGTAGGAAGATATGGTAATAAGAGTGTAATCTCTAAGATTATACCTACACATCTCATGCCAAGAACCGAAGATGGACGTCCACTCGATATGGTTGCTAATGGTCTGTCAATTAATAACCGTATCATCTTCTTTGCATTGTACGAGAGCACAATCACATTCATGTGCGAGCGTATGCATCAGCATGCAATTAAGATGTATAATGAGGGTCATTCATCTGATGACATTATGGCTCCAATCGTTGAATTCTGTTCACTATTCAATGAGACATGGGGAAGTGAGATATCAAGACTGTACAGACTTAACCCAGCAGAAGGTATTAAGGATGTACTTGATAATGGTATCTACATTCACATTCCTCCACTCGGTAAGGAATCAACAAGAGATGCAATTCTTCAGGCATATGAAAAGTTCCCAGATATATTCGAACCATATGAATTGTTCACTAAACTGAGACACAGATGGCTCTCACGTGGTAAGCATGCAATTGGTTATCAGTATACTTGGGTATTGAAACAGGAACCATCTAAGGCTATGAGTGCGGTTGCTACAGCACGTACAACACTGTATGATCAGCCAGTAAAGACAAAACAGTTCAACAAGAATAACGCAAGAAGATATTCAGACAATCCGATTAAATTCGGAGAATATGATACATACAATTTCTTAGCGGGTATTTCTGTTGTAGACTTCTCTAAGATATCTACATATTTTAGAGGAAGTCAGTATGAGGAAAACTCAATACTCATGTCAGCACTTAACAATGTACCAATCGATACAACCAAGTACAATACTTTCCCACAGCTTGATCAGCTCAAGAACATTCTTAAGTTCTTTGGTGAAAAGCTTGAACCAGGAAAGTTCCATTATGGTACAATCGGTTGTCGTGATGACGTTCGAGAGATCTACTTCAATAATGTACCGGTAAATATAGCGGTAACAGAATTGAGACATATCCTTATTATATATTCATACTTCATTCAGTTCAGAAATGCTAAGATGGGTATTATGGACATGGCAGAATTCTACAATGATATGTATAATCATGACGAACTCTTCCAGGGTTATGATATGCAATACAGGGAATACATTCTCCACAAATTCGCTAATATGATTCCGATATTGGATCAGATCAAAACATACTAAGTATAGTGATCGTTTGAATGCCGTCCCAGTAGGGACGGTTATTTAAACGATTATCTTATAATAAGGGAGATGAAAAAACAATGTCCAAGATTGTAAAAATAGATGGAAAATATTACAATTTGGAACCAAAGAATCGTTCTTTTTTGTTAACAGCACAAGAGCTGAAGATGCAGGGGATTAAGCATTGGTATTTCATGCTTGAGGTAAAGAACCCTCAATTCAATATAGAAGATGTTGATGTACACGATCCTAATCTAAGTGCAGATATAATTGGTAAAATTCATATTGAATCAAGATGTAATATCTGGTATTGGTTGAGAGTTTGTGCATCTATTCCTGCAAAGGGTGCTCCACGACCATATTCATTAATATTAACCAGAGCCTCTGCAGCAGTCACATGGTGCTATGAACATTCAATCGACGTAATCTTATGTCAACCTCGTCAGACTTGGAAGACGACTATTGCGTTATTGATCATGGTACATTCATTCATATATGAACTAAGTAATGTTGATATTCCTTTCATGCATATTAAGGAAAAAGAAACATTACGTAACGCCGGAATGTTCAGAGACTATATTGAGTCTTTACCAAATTGGATGAATCCATTTTTTGGTCAGAAGAAGCCTGGTTTGAAGTCACTTAAGTATGAAGCACACGGTACTACAGTTGCTATCGTATCTTCAGCCGATTCAGAAGTAAATGCTAAGGATAAGCTTAGAGGTTATACACTTTTCCGAGCATTCGTTGATGAGTGGGAATTCATTCCTTATATAGACTCGGTTAAAGCGGGTGCAGCTCCAGCGTGTATCTCTGCTCGTGAAATTGCAAAAGAAACTGGTGGTAAAACATTCATGCTTTACACATCAACACCAGGTGATCCAGAAACCACAACTGGAAAAGCGGCTTTACGTATTATCGATTCTACTCCAAGATGGACAGAGCAATATTATGATTTAACAGATACAGAAATTGCTCAAATGTTCGAAGGCATGGAGAACAAGAACGAAGAAGGTGAAATGGAACAGGTTACTTCTGTTTATATCGAATACGATTGGAAACAGCTTAGAAAGACTGAGAAATATTTACGTGATCAGTACAACAAGGCTATGGAATCTGGTAAGCTCATAGAGTATCGTCGAGGCGTTCTTCTTGATAGATCTCGTGACTCATCTACATCATTATTCGATGAAGCTGATATTGAATATATCAAGCAGCATATGAGAGTTCCGGATTATGAAATCTTACTCATAAAGAAATATGTAATGTATGTATATAAGCATGAAGTTAAGCATGTTGCTTTAGATGCAGAATTCCCATATTTCGATTGTGAGATTCCATACTTAATCGGTATTGATATTGCCACAGGTTCTGGTGGAGATAACACGGCTATTGTTATCGTAAACCCATATACACTTGAGATTGTTGCTGAACTTAAGTCACCATACTTAGGTGGTTCATTAGATCTCATGAGATGTGTAACCGAATTAGCAAGAATGTTACCGAAAGCACTGTTCTGTCCAGAAACAAACACAGTCGGAAAAGCATTGCTTGAGTTCGTTCAAGAGTCTAAACTCGAACATAGATTCTTCCATGATCCTCAGCTTGATATTTCCAAGAATGCTGTTAGAAAGGAAACACCAGAAGAGAAGATTAAACGTCTTTCTGTTGAACGTGGTTATATTGGTACAACTGTAACACCATCAGTTCGTAATACAATGTTTGAGCTTCTTAAGATGTACCTTAAGGATTACAGAGAAAAGATTGTATCTCGTTTCGTAGTTGGAGATATTCTTACTCTTGTTAAGACTAAGACTGGTAGAATCGAAGCTGACCCTGGTGACTCAACAGCTCATGATGATATTATCATGGCATACTTACACATATTATATGTATTCACATATGGATATGATTTAACACGTTTCGGTATTGATAAATCACAGTGTACATTCGAAAAGACAAAACAGATTCTTCTTGAATACAATAACGCAGTTGAAGAATCTATCGTAGATAATACTATCCCATATGAACATGAGACTATCTACGAAGGTCAAGCATTACATGACTTAACTCACAATACAGATGATTCATATGATCCCGTAACACATATTGACCCATACGGATATCGTAGAAATCAATACTACTTATATGACCAAGATCATCAGTATGAAGAATTAGCTCATCCAGATGCTCAAGAACCTGAAGTATCTAACGATGATATGGCATTCTTCTACCACTGTAACGGTTTATACTAAATAATTTATCCTCCTATTATTTACTTTTTTTATAGATATATAATTAATTTGTATACAAAGTGATTTGTATATAATAAACTATTCCGAAAACATCCAGCAAGATGTAAAACTGTAAAACTTAGGAGGATAAAATTATGAAGATTCTCAACCGCTACGTTCACTTCAAAAAGATGAACATGAAAACATTCGTCACTTACTATTACATCGACAAAGTCGATATAGTAAAGACAGATGGACAAATGTGGATCATGACACAGGATATGCTTGGTGAACAGGACAAAGAATTCCTTGGAAAAGTGGCAGCAGCACCAATCAGGGAAATGTGGATTAAGAATTGGAATTACGTCATCGTCAGCTGGGGTGATAAGAAGAACTACACATGCTACATTCGTGAATGTATCGACAAGGAAATGATTAAACGTGTAGAACAGGGACTTGTAGAACTTATCGAAAGGGGTGAATGATCATGGCTAAAAAGATTAAACGCAGAAAGACTGATATGGAACATGAGTTCGATATGCTTGGTGATGCTTGCTATAAAGTATTCTACCGTGCAATCATGTTCTTCCCGATAATGTGTGCGATAGCAGGATTAATCACTTACAAGTTATTACCTACTCTCACTGACGTAGTATATTTCTTCAGCGGGGATGAAGTTAATTTACCCGTATGGGTTATAGCCGTATCATCCACGTTCATTATTGGATTATTAATGTATTGGATACTGATAGGGTTTATCTATGAAGATGTACTTAACAGATATATCCATAACATTTGTTACGCAATTCTCGCCAATCTCAAGAAGAAAGGCGAAATAACAGACATCCATGATTATCGTTCAATGTATAAACGCAGGAAATATATTAAAGACCTTCGTCAGACATTAGACGGCAAATGGATCGACAAGGATTGATCGATCCGAACACAGCAAAATACTTTGGATGTGCGGGCTTAGCCCGCACATCTTTTTTCTTCTTTTTTGTACATATATTGTTTCTATGTCGCGTCATCTGGATGTGGCAATACATTATTATTTACCGGAGGAGGATTCTCAGATGACTTAAAGATTATTGGGGGACGAGTCGTTGCAGGAAATTCTATATTAGGATTTACCTGTTTTAACTGACTCTCTAACCATGAACGATATTGGTAGTTATCAGTTACAACCCATTCCATTAATGTTTGCATCTTATGGTTTAATTCACCAATTCGTTCATTTAATGATTCATTTTTGCCACGAAGCTCATTAGCTTCTTTACGGTTGATTTCAGATATCTCTTGAAGACGTTTGTTTATATAATCCATTTCAGTTATTTCATTTTGGATACGTAAACCTTCTGTCTCCTGATCTGTATGTCTGTTTTCAGCATCTGCTTTCTTTGCTGTGATTCTTGCAGTAACTAAAGCAGATATACCACCACTGCTAATGACAGCTGTAATTAGAGTAATTATCTGTGTCATATCAATCATTTTTCTCACCTACCAAAATTAGTATATTTTGACATACTTACCTAATTTATTAATGTGTGATTGAATATAACAACAAGGTATGCGGATAAAAACGCAAAATTCACAGTTTTCATTGGTAAGCATATTCGTAATAAAACCATAATAAAGGAGTATTATTAACAATGAAGAATCAGAAAGAAACAAACACGAGCATAGAAGAAACGCAGATTGACACAGTCATAGGAAGCTCACTAAGTAAGAAACATATAATGTGGACTGAAGTCTTTCTGTTTGTCGCTGTATTATTTTTAATTATCGTATTTATCTATGATATCCACGTAAGGATTGAGAACGGTAAACGTGATAACGGTGAATCCCCTAAGCCGGTTGTCACAGAGATAACTACCGAAGAAACATTCATTACAACAGATATCAGTTTGACATCAATTGTTACAACATTACCGACAACTACGATATCATCTACAGATACGGTTGTAACAAGCGAAGACGTCATATCAACGACCGAAGCAACAGCAATAGCGTCTTCAACCAATAATATAGAAGACGACAGCCAAAAGCCGATCGTGGCTGCCGATCTGGTTTACGAACCAGTACCAATCATGGTTGAACCGTTACCGGTGGAACCCCCTATTTTCATCGAACCGACTGTTGTTGAAACTGAGACGGTCACAGAAAATGTAGAAGAATTAGTTATGTCCGAAGAAACTGAAGAAGTAGTCATCGAAGAACCTCAAGAAGAAGAACCTGTTGAAGAAGAATCAATGACATATCTCGGTAACCTTAAAATTACAGGTTACGTTGCAACAGGTAATCCAACAGCATCTGGTGTCTACCCTTATGTCGGTGGGGTAGCTATGTCCAGATCATATGGATTTCCTTGGGGTACTAAGATATACATCGATGGTCTTGGCACATTCGAACTGTTCGATTGTGGATGTGCATACGGGGTTGTCGATGTATTCCGTTCATCCGAAGCTGAGTGTTATGCATTAACCTCATATCGCGATGTTTATGTTATAAATTAAAATTGAATAAGGAGAGAGGTTGAAACACGTTAAAGGTTTTACTTAAATGAATAGGGAAGGAAATATCTTATGAAAAAGACACATAAAGGAATATCAATCAAATCAATAACAATCAACAAACTCACATCCTTCATCGAAGTAAAAAGTACAAATGATGAAGTGATTAAAACAACGCGTGAACAGAGAGCAGTCATTCTCAAGAATTACAAGAATAAACAGTCTCTGAAAGAAGCGTTAATTAAAGCCTTTAACAACCCAAAGATTATCGATGATGATGTAAACGTTGTCATCGAATAATTAGTAAGTTGAAAACTGTGAAAACATGATGAAGTTAATCCCCGGCCTTTGCCGGGGATTAATCATCATTATTAAGTTTTTTCATAGAGGTGTGTCTACGATGATGTGGAAATTATCCATCGGATAGAGATGTGAATTTATGATATAAAACCTTACCAAAGGAGAGGTTGTGAAAGCTTTGATAAAATCCCATACCATAATGCATCTTCAAAATTATTCTTCATCGTCAGCTTGTGGTGAAGTGGTTGCATTTTCTTCGGCTGTTGATTCATCGGTTCGTTGGGCTTTTTCCATCTGTCGGCCGATCTGATGGATACCTGTTGATGCCGATCCGGCGGAGATACCGATTACAATAGCTTCTATAAAATCATCACCCAGTCCTGAATCCGGTACGAAATAGAAACCCAGTAAGGCCAGCAGGATTCCATATACTACCGAGCAAATTGGAATGAATTTTGAGATGTCCCTTTTAATAAAATTTCTGCCAATGTACTTAGTTGCTTCATTCATCATAGCAACAAAAGTTGAAATGGTAACAATTGAAAGTTTCATAAAATTAAATCCCCTTTCATTTTATATTAAAATTATATAAAGGTAACGGAAGATAAATATTATCCCGAAAGGAATGAGGAAATATGACGATACATATTAATGACAAAGAATATCGGAATACAGGAATCACCTCTTATGATTTCAATTCTGATGTTGAAATGATTGTTGATGACTATGCGTTTGAAAACACTGACTTAGTCGATATTAAGATATCGAAAGAAGTCATCTTGGGCGAATACGTCTTCAAGGATTGTACACATCTCAAGTATGTTGAATTCTTAGAAGGTTGCAAGAACATCAAGGAAGGTGTATTTGAGAACTGTGATATCCATACATTAACAATTCCAGTTTCGATGTATCATATCAACCCAGCAGCATTTAGAAACTGTCACGTAGACAATGTCATTTATAATGGTGGATACAATAAGATCAAAAAGATGTTAAAATACTTAGTAGACTTTAAGTATGAGAACATCTGTGTCCCAAATGATAAAGACTATTATAAATCAATAAATAAGCAGTTCAATAAAGATCATAAGGATAAAGCAAGACCAAACAGTCTGTTGTATCCAAAATCAGATAACACAGCATTTAATCTTGATTCCTATGGTAAACTTATAATGTCTACTAAACTGGATCAGTTAGTACAGAATGTTGAGATATTCAATATGATGATATGGAATCTCATGATGATGTGGGAAGATGATGAAACGATTCCTTTAATCAAGAATAAACTGAATGAGATAGATTTCAATTGGAATCTCAGATTCTTCGTTGTACCAGAAAAGTACAAATCATTACGTGCTAATCTTATCTTAAGAGGAAAGTCTGATAAAGAAGTTGAACGAGATGTGCTTATCATGAAGCTTCATGACATGACATACATAACACAGGAACTTATTAAACAAACACAATTAGAACTAATTAAAATTGGGGGTAAATAATCATGCAAATAGTTAATCCAAAAATCATCGTACCAGTAATGACACAGAAAATGATGAAAGACCATGATGAAATAATCAAATGGATTGGTAACGGAGCACGTATCGCATATCAGTCATTTGAGAAAGCTAACGGAGTTGAGACAGAGGAAAGACTTATCTCAAGCTGTATCAAACTCGGACACACATCTGTCTTAGAACATTTCAATCTTACATTCGACTTCATATGTGATCGCGGAATGAGCCATGAGTTAGTTCGTCATCGTATAGCATCATACACTCAGGAGTCCACAAGAT